CCTGAACCTGCCTGCCTGCAATTTGATATTCAAGAGCTCAAAACGAAGATCGAGAGAGCACCGTTCGCATCGTCATTCTCAGACTCCGATTATGCGATGTTTATATCACGCCTCTCTGCCCTCTCGCTCGATTCCGGATTCGTGGACTATTGCATCGACCGGGTAGCCAGGGACCGCAAGACGACGAAACCAGCAGGGCTCCTGAAAGCGGGAATCCTGAAGTACGACGACTGGCACGAAGAGTATCGCGACTCGATGCCCATTCCAGCCGAACCACTGACACCCGAGATCGAGCAATGCGAATGCGGAGCGCAGCCGCGATGCTCAAGGCGACTCGGCGAGGCAGTGTGCACGTGCGGCAGGTCATGGACGTACGACCGGGACTTCAAGTACTGGGTACTCGATGCCGTATCGAACGCCAGTTGACAGTTCAATATCGGCCGTGATACATGTGGATCAGACGACGTAGAGCGCAGGAACCCTCCCTCCGGTTGGTACCTGCAGTCGAAGCCGCCGAGCCAGGACAACCGGGAAGATACCCGGGGCGACAGACCGCAGAAACGCGGCGCTGTTATTCCTTTGCTCGGCGGCTATTTTTATATAGCGTAGCCGCCGGGCATTTTCAGGATGGCCCCGGTATGGCACTTGCTCCCGTTGGAATAGTTAAGCCCCTCACGTTGAGAGACCGCGTGTTCCTGGCGTTCTACTTCGAGACCGCGATGAACGCCACCCAGGCATACCTGAAGTTCGGCGAGTCCATCGGCAAGCCTTGCTCGCACCAAGTAGCCGAGGTTCAGGGATCCAGGGCGCTGAAGCGGATCAGGGCTTCCGGAGACTTCAGGGCGATCCTTGAGACCCGCGGTCTCGATGACATCCGACTGGCCGACGAGATTAACCGGCTTCTGAAAATCAAGAAGCCAGCCTTCACGCCAAAGGGCGAAGTCGTCGGACAGTACGAGGACGGCCAGACGCAAGTACGTGCTGCCGAGATGCTCAAGGATGTACTTGGCCATTCCTCGAAAGCCGAAATCAATCTCATCACCGACCTGCCCATGATCATCATCGAAGCGCCCGAGGACGATGAATGAGCAGCGAGATCCGTCATCGGCTCACGAAGCCGCAAGCCCGAGTTTACCGCTCGACAGCTCGCTTTCGCGCTTTGAACGCCGGCCGCCGGTTCGGGAAGACGCACCTTGCCGACCTCGAGCTTGTCGGAGCCGCAGTCAACAAGCCAGGATCCGTGAACTGGTACATCGCCCCGACGTACCGACAGGCGCAACAGATATCCTGGGCAAAGCTCAAGGGCATGATCCCCGCTTCGTACGTCGCCTCGAAAAACGAGAGCGACCTGTCCGTCATCCTGCGCAACCAGTCAATCATCGCCCTGCGTGGTGCCGACAATCCCGACAGCTTGCGCGGCCCTGGCCTCGACTTCGTGGTCCTCGACGAGGCTGCATTCCAGAAACACGAGGCATGGACCGAAGTCGTAAGGCCAGCACTATCCGACCGGCTCGGCCGCGCCCTGTTCATCTCGACGCCCTGCGGCTACAACTGGTTTTACGACCTGTACTGTGCCGCCAAGAGCCGCGAGGACTGGGAGACATTCCAGTTCACAACGCTGCAAGGCGGCAACGTCCCGGCATCGGAAGTAGAATCTGCTCGATCCGAGCTCGACGAGAAGACCTTCCGGCAAGAATACGAAGCGAGCTTTGAGGCGCTCACTGGCCGCGTCTACTACGCCTACGATCGCGACCTCAATGTCAAACCGCTCGCGGACATCCCTGGCGCCCCGCTCCTTGTCGGCATGGACTTCAACGTCAACCCGATGTCGGCAGCGTTCGCGGTGAAGGCCGGAGAGCAACTTCACTTCATCGGCGAGCATCTGATTCCGAACGGAAACACCGACGACATGGCGAAGGCCATTCGCGCCAGGTTTCCGAATCGACAGATACGCGTCTACCCCGACCCTACCGGTAACGCCCGCAAGACGTCGGCACCCGTCGGACAGACTGATTTCACGATCCTTCGAGCGGCAGGCTTCCAGGTTCTCGCGCCGTCGCATCCCTACCCTGTCGCTGACAAAATCAACACAGTCAACGCGGCGATGAAGAACGCGGCCGGTTTGCACCGCGCTTTCATCGACGCCTCGAAGTGTCCCAATCTCGCAAAGGGCCTCGATGGCCTGACCTATCGCGAAGGTACCAACGAACCAGACAAGAGCCTTGGGCTCGATCACATCACCGACGCCGCGGCGTACCTCATGCTCTGGGAAATGCCCATGCACGGTAGATCAGGCGGAATCTCCCTGGGGGCAGTATGAGCAATCCAAACGAACAGGCACTACAGACCACGCATCCCGAATACCAGGTGCATGCCGGCGACTGGCGGAAGTGCCGCGACTTCATTGCAGGTATAAAAGCACTGCGCGAGCACGACCTCGAGAACTGGAAAGGCAATCTGGCTACCGTCACCAGGATCGACGGCAAGAGTTCCCGCGAGCCGGCGACATCAGGCTTCGAGGACAAGGTCGCTGCCTGCTACATCCCGCCGCTGTCGAACCGCATGACGTACATCGAGTACGTGCTCTACCTGTTCCGCGGCCACTACTACAACACGGTCGCGCTCACGAAGGCTGGCTATCTCGGCATGATATTCGGTAAGGCGCCCGAGATCGCAATGCCCTCCGGAGCCGCGCCGATCCTCAACGACGCCGACCTTGCAGAGACACCGCTGGCAGAGTACCTCGAGGAAGTTGTGGATGAGGTGCTGTCAGTCGGCCGCGTCGGCGTACTCGTCGACCGCCCGGCGATATCAGGCACTCTGACCGTAGGCGAGGCTCAGCGCGCCGGCCTACGCCCCTACTTCGCGACATACAAAGCCGAGGACATCCTCGACTGGAAGAGCGAGCGCATCGGAGCGCGCAACGCTACGACGTACTGGAAGCTGCGCGAGCGCGTACGCCGTGGCGGAGCCTATGACTACGACTACCGCGAGCTGAAGCTCGACGCATCCGGATATCACCAGGTGCTTTGGACACGACCCGACAAGAAAAGCGACTATGAGCCTAAACCGATCAAGCCGAGCATGGGACCGCTCGAGACCGGTAAGCCGCTCGCAGCCATACCCTTCTACCCGTTCTCCCCGCGTGGCGGTGGCGCTGACATCGAAGCGCCAATCCTCCTGGATCTCATCGAAATGGCGGTCGAGCACTACCAGTCGCAGACCGAATACGCGAACGCCCGGTTCTCGACGGCGATACCGACGCCCTGCTTCTTTGGCTTCCGCGACGACGAAGCGGAAACTATTGTCCTCGGCGGCCTTAATGGCATCGTCGCATCGGATCCCGAAGCTAGCGCTGAATTTCTTGAATTCACTGGCCAAGGCCTCGAACCGCTCCGCAACGCCATCCAGGACATCGAGGCACGCATGGCAAAATGGTCGCGTATGCTCACCGAGGACAAGAAGGCAGCCGAGGCCGCCGATACGCTCCGGATCCGTGCCTCCGGCGAGAAGGTCACGCTGTCCGATATCTCCCGCTCAGCCTCGCGCATTGCTTCGCAGATGCTCGCCCTTGCTTGCGTCTGGAACAACACACCCGGGACTGCAAGCGTGGAACTATGCACCGACTACTCAGACACCTCGACCGACAGCGCAACCATGACTGCGCTCGAGAAGGCAGTCGTAGACCGCAAGTTCACTCAGCGCGACTACAATGCGTACCTGCGAACAGTGGGCATCATCAAGGCGGATCGGACAGACGAAATGATCGAGGCCGAGCTCGAGTCAGAGCGCAACCGGGAAGATGAAGACGCAGGGAGTGCGCTGGAGGCAACGGCCGGGAAGCTGAAGGCACAGGATGGTGCCGTGTGAAAGGCCGCAGAATCACATGGGAAAGTGCTGAAAATCTTGCGAACGTTCAACCCGGAGACTACTGGTTTGATCCGCAGCATGGATGGTACGCAGCCTGTCCGACGCCTTCAGACAACGACGGGATGATCTCTTGCCTGGCATGGTTCCGGACCCATAAGGTGACAGAACACGAAGACGGCACGATCACCGTATCACCGTCGATTGTCTGCACTGGCGTGGGCCAGACCTATCATGGCTGGCTTGAACATGGCGAATGGAGGGATGCATGAAGACCATGATCTGCGGCATCCCTTTCGACATCATCATGCGCGAAAAGACCTCTCCAGTCGATCAGAATTACGGGCTCATGAGCGGGAAGGAAGCCCGCATATATCTCGACGCAAAGGTTCCAAAGCCCATGCGCGATGCCACGCTGGTTCATGAGTGGATGCATGCCGTATTCGAGTGCAACGGGGTCGAACATGAAGAAATACAGGTAGCCGTCATGTCAACCGAACTGTACCGGAACGGCTTTCGCGTAAAGGTCGAGAAATGAATGGATCAACCATGCTCCTGCATGACTTGCTCGACCGTGGCGACTATCTCGAGCGGCTGTCACAAAAGCAGGCACGCATGCTGCTTGGCATCCTCGAACGGGCGCACGATGAAGTTATCGGGAAAATCGCAAAGACCAATGGCGAGCTGACGCGGCAGTGGCTCGCCCAGGTCGCAACCGATATCGATGCGGCATACAAGGTTGCGGCCGACCAGGCGAACAAGGCCATGCAGCCCGAACTGGAAGGACTCGCCGCCAGTGAGGCTGCCTGGATCGCAGACGAGTTCAACAAGGTTTTCGTTGGAATGTCGACAACTTCGCCCGCAACCTCGCTTCTATGGGCGTCGATCAAAGCGCTTCCCGCTGCAGCTGGATCCACGCTCGACCAGTTGTTCGCAGGCCTCGCCGAAAACTCCAGGGCGGCCGCCATCGAAGCCATTCAGCTTGGTATGGTCGAAGGCGAGACGGTCGACCAGCTGACGCGCAGGCTTCGTGGAAGAACCGTCCGCCGCGCGTCATGGAGGGCCGTGGATGGCGTCCGCACGTACATACCCGGGACATATGAAGGCGGAGCTCTTGAGAACGTCACTACGCGTCAGGCGAGGGCACTGGCAAGGACCGCCGTCATGCACGTAGGCAATCAGGCGCGCGAGGC